TGGGGGCTTACCGGAGGCTGAGATGGTGTTTCAAGTCGTGCCCCCGTGTGGGGGGCATCACTGAAGCGGCACCCCGAATGGAAAGCAGAAGGCGTTTCAAGTCGTGCCCCCGTGTGGGGAGACACAGCAAACCCGGAAAGCCCCATAATACGGGGCCTCCCGGGTTTTCGTGCTACTTATTTGTTACTAGTCCGGATTTGCCGCACGGGCAAGTCCGGGCAAAATCCGAACTATTCGAGAAGATCAATCGCCGTTCGCAAGTCCTCCAGCGTTTTGTGATTGTACACACGGTTGCCGACATCCTGCGACTTGTGGCCCATGAGCAGGTCGCAGCTTTTGGGGTTTGCTCCGGCAGCGTCTAACCTGGAGCGGAATGTGTGCCTGCACTCGTGGGGCGTGTGGTGCATGCCCAGCCTATCCATTATCTCGCCCCATCTCATTCTGTAAGTTGTAATCTTTACATCAAACAATAGATTCCCGTCAAGTCCCATCCTGTGCTCTATCATGTGCATAATCCTATTATGAATTGGCACAATTCTATTCTTTCCAGCCTCCGTCTTCCCTCCGCCCCTCATGGTCCTGGCCTCCAAGTCAATATTGGCCTTCTCTAATGCAAGCAGCTCAGATATTCGCCAACCGCTGTAGATAAGCACTAGGATGCTATCCACAAGTGGCTCGGCCTGATGATCCCACAGTCTGGCTATTTCGGTTTCGGTGAATGGGACTTTCTCTGCGGGATCTTCCGGATCCGTTGTCAGTAATTTAGCGTAGCCGCGTACTGGGATGTCAATCTCCAGCGCCGCCGCGTCCAAATGTCCCCACAAGGCCTTGATCTTCCTTTGCGTTGGCGCTCCGCGCTGGCAGTTGTCTATAGTACTTTGCATCATCGGCAGTTTTATGCTTTTATATTGCATCTCAGATAGAGGCGCAATATAACTGTACACACCCTTTAAGTTTGCGGCATTCTTATTCCCGAGTTTCGGGACCTTATACGTTTCCCACCACTCAAACAATCTACAAAGAGTAATTTTTTGTTCATTTATATTCCATGGGCTTTCGTTGTACTTTGCAAGCAGCGAAAGCCCCTCCTCTTTTGTCTCTGTATAGCCTATTATTTTATATATTGGGTATCCTTTTTCGTTAAACCCATCTGTCTTCCTGACTGCGTAAGGTCTTCTACGGTTCCCAGACATTTTTACAACCGATCCATATCCGTTAGGTAGTCGCATCGTACTGATTCCCCCTTTTTCTCCGCCAGTAGCACGGCGATACGACAATCTGTTCGCTCCGATGCTAACATTAATGTGTCGAATTGTCAACAAAAAATTCGAGTACTGTCTAGATAAAATTACCAACCGGAGAGCGCTTGACTACCCATTCATACTGTGGTAAAATTGGCTCCTGTTCTGCTACAAATCGGGGGTGTGAAATTGTGGTTGAATACAGGACGAAAGACGATGTTAATGAAATTGTAGAACTATTGTGTAAACTTAACCAGTCAAACTATGAGTACATTTGCATCATCATATCTCAATTTCTCTTGACGCAAAAAGGAGAGGAGCAGGACTAACCCTGCTCCTCTCCTGTCTCAATTCCTGCCGCCCTGGCCAGCATGACGGCAAACTGCTCCAGGGCCTCCCATGCTTCTGGCGGCATCCTGGCCATTTCCGCCGCCAGCCTCCGCTGGAACTCCGGAGCGGCACCTCCCATTACGTTTGCGAAATACTTCGCAATCTCTGCGTCTACTGGTTCTTCTACGTACATGCTCCCCTCCCCTGTCTCAAGCCACTCGCGTCTGACATTATATGTCTTGCACAGGTTATCCAGGGCCACCAGGGGCAGAGGGACGCTCCCGGTCTCATACCGGCTATACGCATTTTGCGCGACGCCGAATTTTGCCGCGAACTCAGTTTGGGAAAGCGATTTGCTTGTTCGGAGCTCTTTGAGCCGCACAGCGATGCCAGGCAGGGGGGCCTGGCCTATTTTTTTAGTATCAGCCACTTCCTCACCTCCTTATACCGCAAATTATAACAGGCCGGACACGCACAGTCAAGCAAAAAATATCCCGCAAGGATAATTCGGGGCTTGACAAATAGGAATATAGGATATATACTTATGCCGTAAGCATAAAGGCCCCGCCTGATGGTGTCCCGAGAAAGGAGGTGACCACGATGGAGCGAGCACAGACGACAATCCGCCTCCCCACTGAGTTGAAGGAGCAACTGCAGAAGGAGGCGGATAGGAGAGGAGACAGTTTTAACGAGACCGTTATCCGGCTCCTCCTCCGAGGCCTGGAATCTCAATCATCCCGTGCAGATCCTCATACTGAATAACGGATGACTTAATCATCATCTCCAGTTCCTTGTTAACGGATCGCCCATGTGCTTTCGCGATGACTTTGAACTTCTCAAGCAGCGTACGGTCCACGCGCAGCGGATAAGGATTAGGCTGTGGCACGGTACCACCTCCTTTCTTAATTTGATATCAAAATCATATCAAATCGCCAGGCGAGGTGCAAGTACTCAAAAAGATATCAAAAAGATATTGACAGCACGGCGCGAATCTGATATCATATAGATATCAGATTTGAGGAAAGGCGGCCGAATATGATACGGTTTCTGATTACAATCCCGCGCGATCTACATGGCGAATTGAAAGAAACTGCCGCCCAAAGAGGCCAGACGCTGACGGGACTCATCCGCGGCATACTGTGGGACTGGATATCGCAGCACAGCGGAGAAACACCAGATATTGAAGGAGGTGGACGAAATGAGCGACAAACAACAAAAGGTTGTGGCAAATATTGCAAAAATTGCGGGCAACCTTCCTGACGATGCTAGAGAGCGAATCCTAGTGTTTGCTCAGGGCGTAAGCGCAGGGGCATCTCTGCGTGATGACAGAAAGGGGGAAGAAAACAATGGGGAAAAAACTAAATAAAGGCAGGCTTGACCAGCTACTTACCGAGCGAGCAATGACCCAGAAGCAGCTGTCTGAGGTGTCCGGGGTCCCGGCATCAAGCCTATCCGAGTACATGTCCGGCAAGTGTGCGCCCCGTGCCAATGCGCTTCAACGGTTGGCGGACGCGCTGCAGACGACTCCAGAGGACCTTTGCTCCCCAGCGAAGAGGTCTCGCTGGCGGATATCCGTCAAGGAGGCTGCCGCTTGCATGGATGTCCCTCCGTCCTTCATTAAGAGGGGACTCCAGACCGGAGCCCTAAGCATCGGATCCGCCGTGCTCTGCAAGGAGCGGTACCGATACTTTATTTCTCCGGAGCGCCTGCGTGCAGAGGTCGGCCCAGAGCGGTTCGCCCAGTTTTGGGAGGGCGGAGTATGACTAACGAGTTCCGCAAGGTGAAGGCGGCCCTAGTCCGAAGGGGCCACAATACAGACTGGCTTGCGGCGCAGGTCAGGGAGAGAACCGGACGATACGCCGACCGCCACTATATCGGGAGAGTGCTCAACGGGAAAATCTCATCTCCCAATATGGTCTCCGCGATTGAAGAAGTCCTGGGGATAAAAGTATCCACGGGGAATAAAAAGATGATAAAGGAGGATAAAAAATGAGCAGAGAGGAAGAATGCGATCTGTTGCAGTCCATGATCCGAGACGAACTGGAGATCTTGCGCTGCGACTCCCAGGGTGGTTGCCTGCCCGACAATGCCTGGGACAAGGTGCACGCACTGACTGCGGGGCTCCAGGCACTTAAGGAACAAGAGGTGGCCCAGCAGCCGAGCGCTAAGGCCGAGGATCAGGCGGAGCTGCTGCGCACCCTGTGCAAGGCTATCGCACAGAGTCAAGCTCCGTGGGATGCTGACATCATGAATCAGTTGCTGGCCGTCCTGGATGCCGGGTTGTTGGTTACTGATCCGCTGACGGTGGCCCTGCTTACACCGAATCTGATCTGGGCCAAGCGCTTGGTCAAGCCGCACTTGGCCAGTGATCGGGATTTTTCGGATGAGATATATGCGACGATGCTTCTATGGGTGATTCCGGCAGTGTGCCCGGAGCTGCGGGAGCAGGAGGAGGATGAGATCAATGATGGAGAGACTTGATGCCATTGCTGTGCTCCAAGGGATGCACAAGAAAGAATTCAGCTTGCAAACGTTTGCAGAATCCAATGGGAACTACACTGCCGAATGGTATCACAGCGAAAGGGCAGAGGCTTTACAGGTAGCAATATCCATCCTTGAGATGCTGAACCAAAATAAATGCAAAGCGGAAGACGCTGTGAAAGCCCTGCAGATTTGCTTCGGCCCAGGCACATGGGAGGAGATCTGCCCCAAATGCTCATATTATGATTCGGCTATCCCTTGCAGCGCGGAGGACCTCGCACTCCGCAACCAGGATATCGCGCGCCTGCTGACTTTGGCATACTTGCAAGGAGGTGGCGATAAGGAGGCGAATGATGATGGACATGCGTGACGCCATCAAAACGTTGGGGGACATGTATCAGCACGAGCTGAGCATGTCGGTATTTGCAGAATCCCAGGAGCGCGGTAATATCGCAGATATGTATTACAAAAAAGCGAAGGCTTTGCAGCTGGCAATATCCGTGCTGGAGGCGCTGGAGCGGAACAGGGCTAAGGCTGCCAAAATCATAACGGCCGAGCGCATCTGCTACGCTCCCTACCCCCTGCAAGATTGCAAAAAATGCCCATACTGCGGCGATTACGGCTGTTGCCAAAATCGTAGCATGGACAAGGAAATTGTGGAGATTCTTACGCAGGCATACTTGCAAGGAGACGATGATGAACAGGAGGACGCCGATGATGAACAGGAGGACGCCGATGATGAAAATACCTGATATAATCCGCCAGATGGATGATATGACGGAGCACTTCAAAAGTTGCATCCAGTTAGAATCACGATTCTCCGATCTGGATCGCGTGAAAACCTACGATGCAAACGTAGAGGCCCTGAGGGCGGCGATATCCGTATTGGAGACGCTGAATCTGCATAAGGCTAAGGCGGTGAACGTCCTGGCGGCTCTTCGCCGTTGCTATGATTATCCGGAGCGCTGCTATGGTTGCCCCTATCACGATGACACCAATCCCGCGTGTGGCAGGCAGATGGACGATGACATTGAAAAGATTCTGGCTGCAACATACGAAGAGTGGGGTGAGAATGATGATGAGCAAGACTGATGAATTTCTCCAACTGAGTAGGGCTGAGTACTTTATCGCCCACAGCTGCGGAGAGGTAACGGATCTGGATATCTCGCTCCGCCTGTCCCAGGCCGCCAGCAGGCTGGCTTGTGCCGCCTTGGAGTTACCCTGCTACGGCAGTATCCGCAAGGAGCGTCGAGCCGAGCGCGAGCTTATAGCTGCTTTGGCCTGCACGCAGGCCATGGCGGCAATCGCTGCAGAACGATACTATCTTAATGATGCCATGATTTCCGATTCCAGAAAAAAAGTGGGACTTAAATGGGCTCGAGAGGTAGAACCGGAATGGAGGTGCGCCAGTGATGACGAGGGCTGACGCAATTGCCCAACTCCAGTCCCTGCGCAACCAAGCCCAGGCCAGAGCCTACCCCCGGAGCCGCTTGGCGATCCAGGAATACATGGATGCCGGCACCGCCGCCGCTGATGCCGTGGCCCTGGGCATGGCTATCAAGGCGCTGCAGGCCCCTGCCCGGCGGCGCATGCCCATCTGGGCCTGTGTGCTGTGGTGTGTTGCTGCTGCTGCCATTGGGGCGGCGTGCGTGATCTATTGTTTGTAGGAGGTGATAAGATTGAAAATCAAAGAGCTCCCCCACGGCACGAGCCTCCGCACCAAGTGGCGCAAAATCCGGCAAGACCCGCACGTTCCGGCCTGGGACCGCTTTGAACCGTTCTACGAGTGGGCGATCTCTCAACACTATGGGCCAGGCCTCGGGATTACGCGGAGCAATTTGGACGTCCCATGGGGGCCGGGCAATTGTCTGGTCATTCCCGTGCAAGTCCCCTCGGCAGAAAATTACAGCCGCGCCGAACGGTGGGACCTGGCTGTTGCAGACTTCCGCCGCCGCCTTGCATGGGCAGAAGTCCATAATCCCGCTGCAATCGCAAGGCTGCTGCGCAATGGCGTACCGGCAGCAAAAAAGGCCGCCCCCGAAGCAGCAACTTCGGGAAGCGGCAAGAGGGGAAAAGTCACCTTCTGATTATACCAGCTGGAGGAGGTAATGTCAATGGATCTTCCAGAGCGTTTATTCCCGTTCCGGGACCGCCAACAGGCCCCAGTTCTGGGGTTCTGCCCTGCATGTGGGCGCGAGCTATACGCTGAGTCATGCTATTATTGCGACGAGCGCAAAAGAAAGGAGATTGATAGCGATGATTGTAATGCCCGAAAAAATGGATTTTTCAGAAAAGAGGTTCTACACGATCCTCTACGGGCCTCCGGGAATCGGTAAGACCACGCTTGCGCTGTCCGCGCCAAAACCCCTGCTGGTTGACCTGGACAACGGAATATCCAGGGTGGCCCCTCAACACCGGACGCCCACGGTTGTCTGCCAAACCTACGAGGAGATGAGGAGGGACATTACCCCCGGCAATCTCGCAGGGTTTGAGACAGTCGTAATTGACACTGGTGGAAACCTGGTCACATACCTCAAGGACTGGGCGATGCGTGTCAAAGGAGCCGTGGACAAGAGAGGTGAATTTAACTCACTTAAAGGGTTCGGTCTTGTTAAGCAGGAAGTGTCTTCGTTCTTGGAATATATTACGAAGGTACTGCAGAAGAACCTCGTCATTGTCTTCCATTCACAGGAAGAGAAAGACAAGGATGGGTCAATTACCCAACGGATAACCTGTGAGGGAAGCTTCCGCAACACCGTATGGACTCCATGCGATTTTGGCGGATACTGCCAAGTGATCGGGGGCGAGCGAGTCATCTCGTTTACCCCGACCCAGGAATATTTTGCAAAGGGGACGCAGGGCATTAAGGGCCAGTATGTAGTCCCAGTCCTGGGTGAAAATACGAAAAACGATTTCCTCGCAAACTTATTCGCAGCGTCCCGCGAAGAAATACAACGGGACGCCCAGATGTTTGAGGCCAGACGTGAGGAATATAATGCAGTCATGTCTGCGGTACGTGAAATTTTGGACAAGGTCGTTGACGCCGCCAGCGCAAACGCGGCGTGCGACACGATCAAGCATTTAGCCCACGTCCTGACGTCTAAGAAGGAGTCATCCTCTCTGCTCATGAGCAAGGCGGGGGAACTTGGTCTAAAGTGGACTAAAGAAGGGTTTGTCCCCAAGGAGGCAACGTGAGATATCTGATTACACAATCCCTGCTGTCCTCGTGGTCGCGCGTCTTCGATGCCACTGACAGCTCGTACGAGGACGCTCTCGCCGACTTTAGCGCCGTCCTGCAGCGGGAGCCCAGGGAAAAAACAAGGCAGATGGAGGACGGCATAGCGTTCGAGACGGAGGTCTACGCGGAGGCCGCAGGGGTCCCGCGCCTCCCGCACCCGAGATGGGAGCCCGGGATTCGGGCCGTCGCCAAAGTAATCCAAGGAGCCCCAGTGCAAGTCAAGGCATCCCGCGAGCTCCATTTGCCCGGGGCCACCTTCCTGGTATATGGGAGCCTGGACGCACTGAAGGCCGGGACAATTTATGACGTCAAATTTACGTCATCTTCCCTGGCCAGTCGAAGCGTGGCTGGGAAGTACCTGTGCAGCGTGCAGCATCCAACATATTTCTTCGTAGTTCCGGAGGCGACGGAGTTTAAATACTTGGTCAGCGATGGGTCCGATTTGTACGTGGAGTCATACCCGCGGGACGATTGCGAACCACTGGAAGACATCATACTGAGATTCCTCCAGTCCATTCAGCGAATTGGGCTGATAGAGACATACCGGGAGAAGTGGAAAGCAAAGGAGTAGGAGTATGCTTAACAAAGTCATCATGATGGGGCGGCTAACAAGCGACCCCACCGTAAAAACGACACCGAACGGTGTCCCCGTTGCCACATTTAACCTGGCTGTTGACCGCGACTATACCCCCAAGGACGGGGGAGACCGGAAAGCCGACTTCTTTCACGTTTCCGCCTGGCGTAAAACGGCAGAGTTTGTCGAGAAGTATTTTTCAAAGGGACAACTTGTCGCGGTCGCTGGGCGGCTGCAAACCAGCACCTGGGAGACCTCCAATGGGGAGCCTCGGACTATGGTAGAAATCGTCGCGGAGTCCGTCTATTTTGGTGGGAGCAAAAAGGACAACGGGCCGCAGGACGCATACGCCCGCCAAGATCCGCCCAAGGTAGAGTACGTGCCGTTCCCAGAGTTTGATGACGATGTCCAGCTCCCATTTTAGGGCAAGCAGGAAAGGAGCACATAGATGGAAGAATACAACATTTTTTACGGATGCCTGGATAAAATTGAAACCCTGTGCAGAGAAAATGATCTGACTGTAGACTTGACCTCCACCAGCTATCCATTCACCATTATCGTACGCAGTTATAGGCCAATGTATGAACAAGTCGCCATTCCTGAGACCGAGGACCGCGTTATTCAAGGTGGAACCATTTCCATGAAATACATTGATGGTGAACTCGTCATCTCCCAGTCCGGATACCTCGAAATTACAGGCGCGCTGCAAGATAAAATCAAAAAGCTATTCACGAACCTTTACCGCGCATATACGCAGTATTTCTTCCGGGATGCGATGGAACGCGGCCTGCAGCCGTCCGCCGTTGCAGGCTCAAATCGGACGGCCTCCGGGGCCGCACGAGAGGCGGACCCCGGCGAGTTTCCTGCGGGAGGCAATGATGATACCGAGGATTGATTGTACGGCAGGAGGCGGGCCTATGCCCGTCTCCTCATGAAGGGGGTGAGGGTATGGCATGGCTTGAGGTGCACCAAGAACTCCGGGAGCACCGGAAGCTGTATGCATGTGCGGATGCTCTTGGCGTCGAGCCGGTCACAATGTTGGGCATGCTGATATCCCTGTGGCTCTGGGCATTGGATAATGTGCAGGATGGAAACCTGTCCGGCATATCAAGCCGCAGCGTTGCCAGGGCCGCAAGGTGGCCTGAAAAAAAGGCGGACAAGCTTATGGCAGCCCTAATAGATAACAGATGGATTGATCAAGACGGAGAATCATTATCAATCCACGACTGGGCAGAATATACCGGACGTCTCATGGACGGCCGGAAAAAAGACGCTGAACGTAAGCGCAAAAAGCGCGAGGAAAAGAAGCAGAAAGGAAGCGGACATGACGCGGAACATCCTAAGACGTCCGGCGGACGTCCGCCGGACATCCAACAGACATCCGCGACCGGTCCGGAGAAAATCCGCTGCTACAGTAACAGTAACAGTAACAGTAACATACTTTCTACAGTATCTCCTAACGGAGACACTGTAGAAAGTAATATCTTGCCCGGAGCTGAGGCAGCTCCAGGCCGGAGCCAGGCGGACGATTTGCCCCCTGCAGTGATTACCATCCCCCTGAACGACGGGACGGAATACCCCATCTCCCCGCAGAATGTGGCAGAATGGGAATCCCTGTACCCTGCGGTTGATATCATGGGGGAACTGCGAAAAATGCGGGGTTGGAGCCTTGCCAACCCCAAAAAGCGCAAAACCAAGGGCGGGATTATGCGATTTGCCAATGCCTGGCTTGCCAAAGTCCAGGATGGACATCACCCAAAGGAGGTGGCAAATGGAAGCGATGCAGGACGTGATGAAAAGGCTGCCGCTGAGTACGGGATCTGCCTGTAGCTCCTACGCGCCTGGCATACTGGAGCGAATGAAGGCTGACACTGAGAACGCCAGAGAGGGCGACTTGAACCAGAAGGACGGCTATCACTGCCCTATATGCCGGAATAAAGGCTATATCATGCAGGCAGTGGAGGTGAACGGGAGTTGGCACGTTGTGTCATCTGGCTGCAAGTGCCGGAAGATGCGCCGGACCATTCGCCGGTTGGAGCGGTCCGGGCTGAAAAATATCATCCGGGACTATACGTTCGACAAGTTCGACGCCCAGGACGATTGGCAAAAAACGGTCAAGGATGCTGCTGCTACCTACGCGCAATCACGCGAAGGATGGTTCTTCATCGGTGGCCAAAGTGGCTGCGGAAAGACACACATCTGCACAGCAATTTGCCGAGAATTCCTGCTGCACGAGAGCGAGGTTGTCTACATGCTCTGGCGGGATGATATTGTACGAATCAAGGCAGCGATTACGGATTCCGAGGAGTACAGCGGAGAGATCCAGCGCTATAAGCAGGCAGAGACCCTGTACATAGACGATCTCTTCAAGACCGGGAGAGGGCAAGACGATAGCGGCATGCAAAAGCCGACGGCGGCAGATATTAACGTGGCCTTCGAAATCCTGAACTACCGGTACAACAACAAGCTGCCCACAATCATCTCCAGCGAGTGCACTATGTCGGAGCTGCTGAAGATTGACGAGGCAATTGCCGGGCGCATCGTGGAATGTGCAAGCCCGATGGTGCTGGCCGTACGGCCAGATAAGGGAAAAAACTACCGGCTCAAAAAGGCTGTAGAGCTGTAAAGGAGGAGCGAAGTGAAGCCAATATTATTTAACTCCGATATGGTTCGTGCAATCCTGGATGAACGAAAGACCTGCACCAGGCGAGTAGTGAAGCCGCAACCAAAGGACGCATATGCCATCATCGACAGCGATGATGAGACATGATCAACATAGTGGATCAGCTAGAAGGGAGACGCGTCCATGAATAATAAAAACTCTAATGGTGGAATCGGCTTAGTGGGCCTGCTTACCATCGTATTTACCGTTCTGAAACTGACCCGTGTGATTACGTGGTCTTGGTGGTGGGTGCTGTCGCCTATGTGGATTAGCATACTGCTGCTCATTGTAGTTCTCATTATCGGCATGCTTCTGGATGGTTAGTAACCATGGCCCGTGTTACGAACTGCGGCGCTTCTATTACGGCGAGTGCGAAGAGCTGCACGCAGACAGGGGCCGACCTAGGTATGCATTGACAAATCTATGGTAAGATATTAAAATATTTATGTATGCAGAATGAAAGGAGGCAAAATTGTGCGGGTGAAGATTGCAAGGCCGGTTCCGAATGTATGTCCAGAGTTACAACCCGTCATTGGAGTGGTCTATGACGCAATTCCATGCAAAGACTTCTTCTGGGAGAAGCGGATCCGGCAGAGCACCAGATTTGTTGTGCTCCCGGCAATTGGCCGTTTCGGCCTAATCTTACGTGACGGAGAGTTTGAGATAATGGAGGAGTGATATATGAAAATCAGAAAAATGCTCTGTAGCAGATGCATTATCTATGCATCCGATGCCTACAGATTGACAGAAGTGACAGGAAGAAAAAAAGTTACGTGTGCGCACTGCGGGAATCGGCGATACGGCGCGGAGTGCGTTCTGGAAAGGAGGGAGAAACGTGACAACGGTGCAAGAGGTATTTGACGCAGCAATCCATTTGATGGACGAGCAGAACGAGTCCAGCGGCGCCACCGAAACGCAGGATACAACTCCTTACAAGGTCAGGACAATCAACATCCTGAATGTGATTATCCCGTCACTCTATCCATACTCCGATACATATGAGGCAGAAAGCGTGGGGCCAGGGAAACGTCCAATCCCGCCGAAGCTCCAGGTAGCAAACTACCGAGAGCCAGACTTTGCTCAGGCCGTGCCGTTGGATGATGGTCTCGCCATGGGAGTCCTCCCATATGGTCTGGCCAGCCACCTACTCGCTGGTGAAAATGAGGAGCTTGCGGCTTTCTTCTCCCAGAGGTTCGCAATGGCACTAAGTGAGTTTCGCGAGAAAATTCCAGCATCCTTCGAGCCGATAGGCCTGCCATACGGGCTGTTTTAAGGGGGTGAAGAGATGGAAACTTTAAATCTCGTTGTCCACCTAGACCCGCGGACGAAAAAAAACCATCAGACCATAGCTGGGCGAGGTCCACGATGCCCGGTGTGCAGAAAGCCATTTACGCAGTTCGTCCGGCAGGGGCCCGCGTACGATGAATATGCGTCCGCCGCAAAGGGGATCTTGCAAAGGTACCGGATACCCCAAATTAACACACCGGTAAACATCGAATACCGATTTTACATGAAGACGCACAGGAAGGTTGATGCCCTGAACCTCGCCGCAGCAATGGATGACATCCTGGTGGCCGCAGGGATCCTGCAGGATGACAACTCTAGCATCGTGATGGGCCACGATGGGATGCGTGTCTACTACGACAAGGAAAACCCGAGGACAGAAATCACAATTACCCCGTTCGAAGAGGATGTGTAGGAATGAGCAGAGACATAATAAAGGTAAAAAACTTTTTGGGCCTCCATGAGGAGGCCCACGGGCATACAAAGCTCAAGCTTGGAGAGGCCTCCCGCATGGAGAACTTTTACATTACCGATGACGGGAACTTGACTGTAAGACCTGGGTGCCGCCTCCAATACGTCTACCCGACATCGTTATTAAACCGGTCCGACATCATTGGTGCTTGGAGCGGTTACTTCGGAGAGTTTGGTGACGATGAGTTCCTGATAATAGCAGAGGCAGCACAGACCATCACCACCGGGGGGTGCTTTACATTCTTTCAGATGGAGTCCGGCGAGTTAAAAGTAAAGCAGCGCATAAATTTCCCGAAGGGCAGCCAAGGCGTTCCGTGGGTCAACTTTTTCACATTTAAGACATACTTATACGCCATATCTCCATCCGGCTTTTGGAAGATCAGAAGGGAAAACGATGGGTTTTCCCTTGCCGTCGTTGATGGATATATACCAACGGTCCTGATCAATACAAAGCCAGCTGGCGGCGGGACGCCGCTGCAAAACATAAACCGGCTCTCAAACAAAAGGAGAGTAAAATATGATGGTGACGGCACGTCAAAGAGCTATGTTTTGCCCGAGGAGGCAGAAGAATTAATTTCCGTCACGGTAGAAGGAACAGAGATCTCTTGCATATTTTCCCAGAGTGCGCATACCGTTGGCCTAACAAACGCTCCCGCAAAAGGAATTAACAATGTAGAGATTGTGTATTCCGTGGGTGAGCAGGCCTCGAAAACATCTAGGCAGAAGGTCCTGGGAATGAAATACGCAGAGTCGTACAACGGGCAGGCTGACACCAGAATTTTCCTCTACGGTGACTCCACAAACATATGCATTTACAGCGGATTGACGGAGGCGGGAGACCCTACGGCAGAATACTTCCCAGAGCTTTTCGAGGTGGCAGTAGACGCGACAGACAGCCCCATCACCGGGATGTGCCGATATCAGTCACACCTCCTTGTGTTTAAGTCTGACGGGACCTTCGCGATATCTTATGATACCGCCACGCTCGCAGACGGAACCACAGTCCCTGCATTTTTCGTCCGGGCAATCAATCGGTCAATTGGGAATCAAGCACCAGGGCAAGTGCAGTCGGTGTTAAACTACCCAAGGACCATCGCAAACCACAACATATATGACTGGAAGCTGTCAACATACTACCAGGACGAGCGGTCTGCCAAGGTTGTGTCTGACCGGGTGTCTCAGACGCTTCAGGGAATAGACGCCAGCAAGGTTACCGCGTTCGATGATAACGAAAAACACGATTACTACTTGTTCCTCAACGATGCCTCAAACACTGTGTTGGTGCACCGGTATGAAATTGATGTGTGGCTCATGTACAAAGGCATTGGTCCGGGCAAAGTGGGAGACTATGTAAAATTTGCCGGGAAGGTCGATGGCACGCTATGCATTGTAAACTCATCTGGATACATCTTCTCAATGGATGACGTCCCTTACGACTTAACTTGGCTGGACACGATCTCTGGGGAGGAGACGCCTATCAAGGCTGTCTGGGAATCCGGGTATATGGATTTTGGTGCAGACTACATGCGTAAAAACAGCTCATATCTGTGGGTTCCCATGCACCCAGAACCGGCCAGCAGGATGACGGTAACATGTTCCACGGACAAGCGTGACCAATATGTCGAAAAGGTAATCGGGGCGAATTATATGGGGTATGGAAACGTGGACTATAATCACTGGTCCTACTCCTCGTCTCGCCGCCCCCGTGTGTTTCGAGTGAAGATCAAGACAAAAAAGTTCGTGTGGCATAAAGTCATATTCCGGGTGGACTCCCCTGGCAGCAGGGCAACAGTCCTTGGGTTTGATGTGGATGTAAGGACCGCAGGGTATGCGAAGTAGTTAGGAGCATTCCTGTAATCCGTAAAACGTGCCAATTGAAAAAAGAAGAACCTCAGGATAAGATTGAGATGCATCTTGGCGGATGAAACAACCCAATCAAACCGGAGGTTCACCATGAATTATACACAGAATAGCAAGATTGCGCAAGTCACAGAGAAAACTTTAGTTGTCGGCGTGGACATCGGCAGTGAGACAAACTTCGCCCGTGCGTTCAACTGGCGTGGACAGGAGTTGTCCAAGAAGGTGTTTCGGTTTAGCAACAGCCTGGAAGGCTTCCAAAGCTTTCTGGCGTACCTGGAACACTGCAAGAGTAACGCATCTGCCGAGCAGATCATTGTAGGCTGTGAGCCCACCGGGCACTACTGGTTTAACCTGGCCCGGTATCTGAAAACACAGCACATCAGCCTGGCGCTTGTCAATCCGTATCATGTGAAGCAGATCAAGGAATTGGATGACAACAGCCCCAAGAAGACGGATCTGAAAGATCCGAAAACCATCGCAAAGCTGGTAGTGGATGGTCGGTACAGTTATCCGTATCTCCCCGAGGGGATATACGCAGACTTGCGGGAAGCGGTCTCAAGCCGGGACCGGATCGTGAAGGAGCTGAACGCTGCCACGAACCGGATCAAACGATGGCTTAAGATATATTTTCCGGAGTACCTTACAGTCTATAAGATATTCTCAGCAGAAAGCGGCTTAACTGTGCTGGAGGTAGCACCGCTGCCGAAGGAAGTGGTAAAGCTAGGAGCAGAGGGAGTAAACCGTCTCTGGCGGGACAAGAAGCTGCGTGCAGTCGGCATGAAGAGGGCACAGACCCTGGTAGAAGCTGCACAGAACAGCATTGGTCTCGACGGCGGCGAATGTGCCCGCATGGAAATGCATCTGCTCCTGGAGGATTACAGGACCAAGGAGGCACAACTGGAAAAGGTCACAGCGGTGCTGGAAGCGGAAACACTGAAGGTACCACATGCCGAGAAGCTGCTCTCCATCAAGGGAGTAGGACTCATCACAGTGGCTGGATTTCTGTCGGAGGTGGGCGATATACGACGCTTCGACTCACCGAAGCAGATCCAGAAGCTGGCCGGACTGGAGCTCAAAGAGAACAGTTCCGGCAAGCACCATGGCAGAAGCTCCATCAGCAAGCGAGGTAGAAAAAGGCTGAGGAAGATTCTGTTTCAGGTCATGCTGCCCATGATTCGGAACAATGCCGAGTTCCGTGAGGTATACGAGTACTTCACAACCAGACAAAAGAATCCGCTCAAGGGCAAGCAGGCCATTATCGCAGCAGGCTGTAAGCTAATTCGGGTATTCTATGCCATCCTTAAGCGCGGTGTGGATTACGATCCGCAAAAGCTGAGAATGGACATCATCCGCCCGGAGCTGGAAGCAGCCTGACAAAGAAACCCTGTAACCGGGAAGCGTCCGCCAGTTCAATGGTGCCGGAGTACAGGAATGCAACATCAGCAAATACAGAGCCGGTAGCCGCAAAGAGTTACACCATGGGGCACAGACCCCGCGTAGGAGCATCAGCGGCACCCAACTGTGGACAGGCAGAACGAAGGAATTTAGGACGCCGCCGAGAGCGGATGATCCTGTTAGACATGGGAGGTTTGCTGCCGCAGGAAGAGTGGGTTTTACACAAGGCCGTCATAGCAAAAGCAAGGCGCTGCCTTTGGTCTACCCATTTATGCCTGTAAGCCGCACAATTCGATGAGATTTGATGCAGGTTGATGTCCACTGACTCTGAGTTCTGTTGAAAACCCTATCCAATAGTATCCGAAACAGCTCAATACGGGGCGAATTTGGAACTATTGTACAAAAATATTTAGGGAGGTCAGAATGGAAGAAGCGAAAAAGAAAACCGGAGAGGAGTACATCAATGCGATGTACGATTCGAAGTTAGCCGCACAGAATGCGCAGTTGAAGAAAAACTACGACAGCGCGATGTCTGACATTGCCAAAGAGCAAGAGGACCTGAATAGGAACGCTGACGAGGCTTCTCGTCAGGCATCTGTCCAGTCTGCCCAGGAGCGGCAGCGATGGGCCGAATCCGCAGCAGCCTCCGGTCTATCCTCCGGAGCAGATGCGCAGGCGAGACTGGCCCAGGGAAACCAACTGCAGAAATCCCTAACGGACATCAGCACAGCCAGGGACACCGGGGAGGCAGAGCTGAATCGGCAAAGGTCGAGGCTGGCGGATCAGTACGCGGCCCAGATAGAGGAGGCTAGAGCAAATAACGACTACGCCAGAGCAGAGGCACTATACCAAGAGGCGCTGCGCGAAGAGCAAAAGTATAAAGAGAAGGCATCCCTCATGGCTGGGGCAGGTGACTTTTCCGAGTACGGGAGCTACTATGGGCTTACTCAGCAACAAATGGCCACCCTAAGTGCAGAATACCAAAAGGCAGACAAGCAGGCAGTCGCCAACATTATGGCAGAGGCCGGGGAGTTCGGGCCGCTGCAGGAGCTATACGGCCTGTCGGATGAGTACAGAGCGGCGCTGGAGAAAAAATACAGCCGCACGGACCTGGAGGCAGCGGCGGCCCTCATGGCCCAGGCTGGAGACTTCTCCCTGTACAAGCAGTTGTATCCGAATCTCACAGATGAGCAAATTGAAAAACTCAAAAGCTATTGGGACAGCAAGCAATCTGCTGGCAACGCGGGGTATTCCGGATACTATGGGTCTTCGTATAGTGGGAGTGGGACTGAAGAGAGATTCCGGATTTTGGGCAGGGAGGGGACATATACGGCTGATGAAGTCGCAGAACTGGATGAAAAGTACTACGGAAATGGAATGTACAACATGGGACGTGACAAAGACGGGACCATAGTCATGCGGCCCTCGAAGCCGAGCGCGAATAAAGACAGATGGGTAGAACGTATGCGGAGTAATACCAAATATTAAGGAGGTGATGTTGATTGAGGCGGTCAATAGAGGACATCCTGAACAATAAATACAGCGAAGATTATGAAGAGGAACGGCGGAGGAAGGAGGAGCAGGATGCAGAGTGGTACAGGCAGCAACTCCAAAAGTTTCGGGAGGAGCAGGCCGCGCAGGGCACCAGGCAGCCTGCGGCAAATCCAATAGAACCCCCCAGGACCGACCCAGAAAAAAGGACAGATATGCGGAACATCATGGACCAGGCCATGCAAAGAACCATTCTGTCCAGAACAACTGGATACGATGTATCCCGTCTCCCAGAAGTGCTATCATTCGGCAATGCGGCATCCGCAGCGCGTTCTGAAATTACAAGAAAAAATCAGGAGCAAGAAAGGCTGCGCCAAATGGCCCCATCCCTGCAAAAAGAGCTGGAACGCCTGCAGAAAACGGAAATGGAATGGTACAGGCAGGAGGCGGAGAAAGGAAACACCTTTGGCAATGAAGGTTATGACCGGTATGTAACCGCCATAGACCCGGCAGGAACCAGTGAACACGGAAAGGCCAAAAAGCGAATAGACGAGATAAAAAATCTCCTGGCCAGGGAGGCCAACCCTCAGTCAACGGTAGTTGACGAGGACGCGGAACGCATGTACAGTGACATGCGGGAAATCGCCATGCTTCCATCTGAGCAGCGGTCCGCTTTGTACGCTTACGCCATGGCTGGAGCCGGGAAGTCTAAAACACTGGCACAAGGGATTGAGTCCGCAGTCAGAGCATCCGGGATGAAAAAATGGGACGGCGAGATGTCCGCTGCGTGGAGAGACTGGAAGAATCTTCCTGAAGAGCGCCGGAAGGAAGCGGTTGGGCGCCTCCGGGAGTTGGGAGAAGATAAAATTGACCAACTGGCAGAGTCGCTTACGAGGTACTATGACCAGGAAAAATCACTAGCAACGCAGGAAAAGGCATCCAATGCAACAGAGAAGAACGCATGGGGAACAATCGGTGCAAACCTGTTAAGCATCCCCCAGAATATCGTGGGAAGCGTAACCGGGGCCGCGAGCGCAATAAACGAATCCATTAGACGGTCAACGAGTGGATCAAACTACAACACCATGAATCCCAATCTACCCGGATACAACCCCAGCAAGTGGGCGGGAACTGTACGTGAAGAAACGCAGAATGACATACAAGAGGCTGTCCCGGGTGTCGGCGGAAAGGCTCTCGGGACCCTATATTCTGCTGGCATGTCTGCCGCAGATAATCTGGCTAGGGTTGGGCTTACCGGCGGGGCTGGCTCCCTGACACTGGCCGGACTGGGGTCATTCCAGAGCGGCGTGCAAGAGGCATCTGAGCGCGGGGCTTCTCCTTCCCAAGCTGTAGCAATGGGCGTGGCCTCTGGGGCCTTGGAAGTCCTTACGGAGAAGGTGTCCCTGGACCGGCTGCTCAACGCGGATGACCCCTCCACGATCAAAGAACTACTGAAAAACGCAGCAATCCAGGGTGGAGTGGAAGTGTCCGAAGAGGAGCTGTCTCTTGCCGGAAACCTCCTGGCAGAAGCGGTGATTTTGCAGAAAAACTCAAAGTCCAACCAGGCCCGTCAGGCATACATCGCGGCAGGAATGACGCTGGAAGAAGCAAACGCCGCAGTTCTGAACGATAACATAAAGGAGGCCGCCAGCACGGCGGCGGTGTCGTTCCTCTCTGGCGGAATGATGTCCGCAGGAGTCGGGGCAAAAGGGCTCCTGACTAGCAGGAGAGGCAGCAGCAACAGCGGTGATCCCGAAAACCCGCCCGCAGAACCTCGAAATGAGGCCGAATCCCCTTCCCCAAAATCAAACGAAGAGGCATTGAACCAGGCAATGCGGGACACGTTCAGACCGGCTGCTAGCGCGGGACCCACCCAGGAAACAATCAACGGGACTGTTGACAACACAGAATTTGGAGAGTACAATTCGGTTGCGAGTGATCCATCTGCCGCGTTTGGTTCGTCTGGTAAGACTTATGGGGAGGATAACTCGGAAATTGGCTACAGATGGGCTGTGGTCCCGGCTGATTCCTTGGTCACGTCTCATGACGAGTTTGGAGCCGCGAACGCCGCGTATCCTTCTGATTTGCAACCAAGAGACCGGTCACGGGCCGCGTCCCAATTGCAAGTCAGCAAAATCGCAAAGAACCTAACCCCGGCTCTTCTCGCAGAGTCCCCAACGGCTCAAAACGGAGCGCCAATTGTAAGGGGCGACGGGGTTGTTATTGGCGGGAATGCCCGGGCCCAAGCCATTTCCACTGCATACAAAAACGGCTCGGCCAACGAGTATGCAGAGTATGTCCGGAGCCATGCACAGGAGTATGGGTTGGACCCGCAGCGCCTTCCGGACAACCCTGTTCTAATCCGGATCCCGACCGGGGATGTGGACTGGTCCCGGCTGGCGTCGTCACTTAACAACTCAACGACTTCTTCTTATTCGGCTGCAGAGACCGCATTGAATGATTCAAAAAATATGGGAGAAGTCATTCCCATGCTGAGCGTAGACGAATCAGGGGACCTCAACGCGAAAGGAAACAAGCAATTCATATCTGCTTTTGTCGAGAAGGTTGTGCCAGAGTCAGATCGGGCAAGGGTCGTAACATCCAACGGGACCCTATCCCAGGAAGGGCTGTCTCGAGTCCAGAACGCAATCTTTTCTTACGCCTATGGAGATGAGGAACTTCTTACACGGCTCACAGAGAGCCTTGGGAATGACGCCAAAAATGTGACCAATGCGCTTCTGGCTGTAGCTCCACAGGTCGCCAGAGCGAGAGAGTCTGTCGCATCTGGGTCCCAATATGATGTAAACTTGCCGGATGCAGTCATTGGTGCGGTCCAGTTATTTTTGCGGGCAAAGAACGAGGGGACAACCCCTGACAACATCGCAGATCAAGTCACCATCGGAGATGGATACTCGTCAAGCGAGGTCTTAATCGCCAACTTCATTCAAGCGAATAAGCGAAGCGGGGCGCAGATTAGGACCATGCTTTCCTGCATCTTCGATGAGCTACAATCTCTCGGGAGCCCTGACCAAGACAGCTTGTTTGAAGAACCCACAACCATACGGACAGTGTTAGAGGGAGGCATAAAACGTTATGAATCAGAGACGGGAAGAGCCGCAGGAACTTTCGACGGGACGTACGATGAAAGAAGAGGACATGACGCTCCTGCAGCAAGCTCGAGAAAACGACAAACGGGAGGGGTCCCAGTTAACGATGATAATTCGGAAGGGGCTGGAGCGGTATATGGAAGCAATGTACGGTCCGGACTGGGAGGATTAAGCGCCAAAAACAAGGACGCCTCCACAGGAGCCGCCCCGAGAGGGTTTGACCCGTACACCTCCCTCCAGTACGAAAGTGGGAACAAACCTGACCGAAGAAATGACGCAAGGCCTATGAATGTCCCGAAAAGGGACGGGAATGGGAAGCGTGTCTCAGACTTCGTGGCGAACGCTTACGGGGCCAAAGTAACCCCAGATAGTTTCATCCCAGTCATAGAAAAAATGGTCACAGACGGCATTGTGGGGGCTGACACGAAAACCAACCGGGATACGTTGCAGAACGCCGCCAAAGAAGTTTCCTCTGGTGGAGAAGAAGCCATGATGTGGCGGATCTCCAAGGCTGCAGAAACCGGGGAAATTGGAGAGACTGAAATTGCTGCCGCTCAACTTCTGTACTCTAAGTACGCCAATAGTAAGGACCAAAAAAGCCAGGAGACCGCCGCCAAATTGTTCGTCGATATGACAGACATGGCCAGAGTTGCTGGCAGGGCCTTACAACTGCACAAAATGTTGCGGCAAATGACCCCGGAAGGGCAGCTATCTGCTGTAAAGGAGAACATAAACCGGTACTACCAGAAGAAATTCGGGAAAAAGATAGCAGAAGGCAGCATGCCAGAAACAATCCAGATCCCGGATTCCTTGTCACAGGAATACCTGCAAGAACTAAGCGGCAGTAGCAAGTCACGAGAGGTGTCCGCCGCAAACGCAGTGGGAAATAACATGGCGGATGCATCCGATGCCGGGAAGATCGATGCATTGTCCGCCATATACGAGTATGCTGCCGCGCAAATGCCTGGGACGCTTGACGAAAAGTTTGACTCCTGGCGGTACATGTCCATGCTTGGAAACGTCAAAACACACGTGCGAAATGTCATAGGAAACGCTGCATTCCGCCCATATGTGGACGTTAAACGAGCAATCGGGTCCGCGTTGGAACGGGCGCTCCCCAAAGAACAGCGTACGAAGTCTGTAATAGGGCTCGGCAAAAAGAGTCGGGAATTGCTATCTTGGGCAAAATCCGACGCGAAAAGCAAAACCGTGTCTGAGATGATGGAGTACAGCGGGAAGTCCGGTGATTCCGCGAAGTCGGAAATCCAGAAGTATCGAAAGATATTTAAGAATGAAGCCCTAAACAAACTGTCTAACGCAAACTCCAATGCCCTAGAGGCGGAAGACCTGTTCTTCAAGCGCTCTGCGTACGCATCCAGCCTGGCCGGGTTTATCAAGGCACGGGGATACTCCTCATCCGAAGTCCTGGATGGAAAGGTCCCAGATCAAATCTTGCAAGAAGCCCGGTCCTATGCGGTCAACGAGGCAATGAAAGCGACATTCAATGATTTGAATGCTTTCTCAAAGGCCGTATCTCAGTTCGGGCGGAAGAAAAGCGAGAACCGAGTAATGGAGGCAGCCAAGAAGGTGTTCTTCGAAGGTGTCCTTCCCTTCCGGAAGACCCCGGCCAATATCGTCGTAAGAAGCGTGGAATACAGCCCGTTTGGGCTTGTCAGAGCAGGGTATCAGTATTTTTCCAAGGTGCGGGACGGGGAGATGACCGCAGCGGAGTGTATGGAAACATTGTCTGCTGGACTGACCGGTACGGGCGTGTATGCACTCGGCGCACTTTTGGGAAGCCTGGGCGTCGTGAGAGGCGGAGAGCTGGGCGATGATGAGGACCGGACCGGGCACCAGGCCTATGAACTGGTCCTCGGAGATACCAGCGTCTCGCTTGATTGGCTCGCTCCCGCAGCCATACCGTTTTTTATGGGTGTGGAAACGCAAAAAGCAGCATCCGGCGAGTACGGAGATGATACGAGTGCCGTAACAGCAATTATTTATGGCGCTGGCAACGCAATGGAACCGCTACTGGAACTGTCGTGTCTGTCAAGTCTCAACGACTTGATATCGTCCGCTAGGTACACGGATGACGGGAATGAAATATGGAGCCTCATTATCAGCTCTGCCACCTCATACCTGATGCAGGCCCTTCCTACCGCGTTCGGCCAGTTTGACCAGGCGGCAGATAAAAACCGGAAGACGGTGTACACCACGTCAAGCGACCCGGTAGTAAAAGAGCTACAGCGGATTGCTGGACGAGCGTTCCAAAAGTTACCGGGAGATTTCTTCCAGGTCGAGTATGTAGATGAGTGGGGGCGGAAAGAGGGAAAGGGAAACTTCTTCCAGAGAGTTTTTAACGCTTTCTTGAATCCGGCCTATACATCAAAAATCAACGAGACTCCAGCGGACCAGGAGCTCTACAGGCTGGCTGCCACCACCGGAGACAGTCCATCTCCCAGGGACGCAAACCGCACGATTACAATCAAGACTCCAGACGGGGCCAAGAAGGTGGCCCTGACGGCGGAGGAGTGGCGCACTCTGGCCGAAAAGCAGGGGTCGGTGTCATATGACCTAGTGTCGAAGATGCTAGGCCAGGAGGCCTACGAGGGTCTCACAGACGAAGGGAAGAAGAAAGCCATTGAGTCTGCGTATGACTACGCCAGGGAGATTGGCAGAAAGGAAGCTCTCCCGGACCGGTATAAAGAGATGGATGCCGCGTGGATGGAGGACCTTGGCGGGGACATTGGAGACAAGGCCGTCTCCGCGATTCTGAAGCGAGCTGCCGTGTCCGATGTGGGGGCCCCCTCCGAAAAAACGTACGACAGGGCTGTCGAGGCAGGCTTCAGCACGGAGCAGATGAAAGCCGCATTCCGGGCTGTATCGTCTAAGCTCAAGGGGGTTGAGGATCCGACCAACTACGACAAGTACCGGGCGGTGCTGAGCGTCAGCGAAAAGAATGATGAAAAGTCATGGCTCAAGGTATATGGGATGACGGAAAACCAGCTGGCAGAAATGGACGAGCTGAAGCTTACCCCAGCGCAATACGTGGACATTCTGGACTCAAAAAGCCGCTTCTCCAGCGCGTTAGAAGACGTTACACAGGCATGGAAACAGGGGGAGTCCCCGGACCCAAAGCAGCTAGAAGATGCCTATGATTTCTACAAAAGCCTGAAGGGCGGAAAGACAGAGGCATATAACAACCTAACCAGCGCGGCGAAGGCCTACATTGCTGTCCGACAATCCGGAGAAGACTCTGGGCTATTTCTGCGGGTCTATCGGACATATCGGTACATCTCTGCTCAAGACAAGCCTGCAGCGGAGAAAGCCCTTGACTGGAATTATAACCTCGACAAGGTGGGAGTTCCAAATGGGCTGAAGTCATCCCTGCTAAGCACCCTGGGCTTTACGACTACCCTGCGTCAGGATTCCGGGAAGTACGGCGAGTTGACGGGGTCCGGACTGGAAGCGGACAAGGCTAAGAAAGTAGCGGACCTCATGCGCGGGTTGACCCCTGAAGACGGGAAGGACTCTGTAAGCAATGTCCAGAAAATGGAGGCTATCCACGGGATGGGGATGACGCCAGAACAGGAGGAGCTGACAATCCGGACTTACCTGCCAGATTCCATGGAAAAGGGCCTGAACAAAGCTATTGACATTGGAATCAGCGCGGGTGAATGGGTGGAGTTATATAGGGAGTACGCGAGAAATAAGGGGACGGGAAAAGGCCAAAAGGACCGACTCACAAGGTGGTGCATGGAGGAGTTTGGTGTAGACTACGCAACGGCAAGGGCCCTCGCAGACATCTATTTGTAAACGGCATTGACATCGGGGCCAAAACGTGCTATAGTAAATACGTCTCCAAGGAGGCGTGGAGAAGGTCAAATATATTTAGCTGCCTACCAATCCTTCCCCGCCCTGGCCTTGGTGTGGATTGAAACGAGCTCCTACCCGGGATAGAAAATGCCGATGTGATATGCGCATCGGCATTTTCTATTTTAAACGCAAAATTGCTCCATCCCCAGGATGTCCCCGGTGGATGGAGCAATTTTTCTTTGCGTGTTACTCCTCGGCGTCAAGCCGAATGATCGTGTGGTACTGCTTTTCATGGGCCTCCACTGCCTCATCTGCAGCATATGCGGAGACGTCTGCCACATGCATAAGCACATCCTCGGGATGGTCCGCATCCTCAGGCGGGGCAATGAGGCCGACTTCGCTCATGATTCTGGACAGGATCACAAGGATTCTCAACGACTCCTCGTGCATGTCCAGAATGAGGTCATTGCCGGACCCGCCACGCCCCTTCAAGACCCCACTTGCCACCAGCGGCGAAAGGGCCTCCAGGAAAGTATTGCTCGTGACATCACCGAGCGTTTTGTAATACTTTCCCAGCTTTTTCTCCACAGCGGCGCTCGCGGCATTGGACGCCGCAGTGTTGACCATCTCCCGAAACTCTTCCTTCGTCATGTTCTTGTCCTCCTTATTTGTGTTTGTGTAAACGGCGTTTCCTGCAGAATCATATACGCTGTATCCCACAGGGCACGCGGCTTTCGCCTTATCCAGATCCGCAAACGCGCCAACCTGGCTATCCTTGTCCGCCCAGGATTTACGCACCCGGTACAGCGGCCTGGACTCCTCCTGCAGCAGCTGCGCCACACCGGCGCGAAAATCATCCATGGAAGTCCCAAAGCGGCTCCACCAGTG